CCTACATTTAAATTTTTTCTACGGAAATGTTGCATAGTCAAGGACTCCAAAAATTCCACTAAGTAATGGAATGAAAAAATGGAGAACTATGTCTGAATTAATTAGAATCTTCATCAAATTCGTCAGTTTCAGAAAGTAACATCTCTAACAACTTTTTAGTTTTACTAAGGCTCTTAGAGCTCTTTTTAGTAACAACAGCCTTATCAGTTAACTGTTTGGGTTTTTTAGAGAGTGCAAGTTGAGGCACTCTAGGATCAGCAGTATAGATCCATTTTGGGTTAGCTGAGCCACCAATGATGATGACTTGACAAGTATTATTACTTGTAGTGGTGTTTCCAGCAAAAGCGAAACCACCACCAGCAATGACATTAAGTCCAATTACAAGGGTCCAAGTATCTGTACCACCTGTTTGATCATCCAATGTTCTAGAAATAAGTTGACCGTTAGCACTTGCTGTTAAGCTCAAGACACGACCAATATCAAAACCAGAACCAATAACTACTACAGTTATATAGCCACAAAACCCTCGAGTAAAAACATATCCCTCTGAGGTAGGCACGATTGGAGAATTACCCCACTTATCATTATCAAATGGTGAGGTATCTGGAACTGGAAGCCAATTTCCAGATGTTCCGACTTCTCTAACTAACATTCCTGTCTGAATGTATCTAAAAGAATCAAGTCGAAGACGATTTGAAGGGTCAGGGATCATCAATTCCACTGTATAATCTATAAAGATTTTACCCAAAGTAACTACAGAAGAAGATTCTTCTGTTCCAACATAAATATTAACTTGATCGTATAACAAGTAATCGTTGTAAGTAACATAAGGAGAACGAATCAAATAGTTATCTACTTGATTAGGTTTCCTTGGTCTAACTCGGAGTTGCTTAGAAGTCCAACAGGACCCCTGCACAGTGTCCATAGAGTTCAAGAAGGTCATAGGATCATACATGTCTGATTCATTTACATCATAATCAGGAATCATATAAACATAACCTGCTGTAGATGAGGAACAATTTGCCACATAACGAAAATTCATACTACGAATACGATATTTCTCATAAGCAGTTGCGATATGTGAGAGCCAGGGAAAAGTCAAGTCATCCGACGGATTAACTCGAAATTTCTGAAAACTAACTCCAGCGGAACCTTTTAAAGTTCCCACAAATTCTGAATGGCTTATAGTGACATTAGGTCCCTTGGATTTAAACTTTGGTTGAGACAATTGTGAATTGAATCCTTTTCCAAGAGGAGCAGTAGCGCTTCTATACTGATTGTTCCCAGTTTGTTGATGTCTAATACGTCCTTTAGGTGCATTCCTTGGACGTCTATTAATTTTAATTATTTTAGCTTTTTGCCTTTTGGGCTTTTCAACTATTAAACGATTTACTTTGATTTTGCGCATAGTAACTTTTTTAAAAAGGCTTCCTAGGGAATTTAATTACCGAATCTAAAAAGTTTTTGGGCATCTAAAATCTCCTGCTGTTTTTTCTTCGAGCAGTGATACGTCCAGTAACTGTTATAATTAGAGAAAATTTTCTCATAAGGTATAAATAGTTGAGCAAACGCAACATCTAAATTATATTTGCGAGTAAGTTGTTTCATTTGATTTAATATTATATCGTACACATCTCTAGTGGATAAAACACGCAATAACCCACCAAGTCTTTGCAACTGATATTCTGGGTGCAACAACATCTTTTTTGGGACTCGCTGATTTAAAACAGCTAAAACTTTATTAGGATCATGATGAATAAATGGCTTGAATTTAAGAGAGCAAAAATCTGCTTCTTCCCATGGTATAGGTTTTCCTTCCCATGTAATTCCAGCATGTCTTGAATTAAGATTGAGGTCTGCAAAAGCAGAGGACATGATAAGATCATCTCCATTAATAACTAACTTATTATTTAACCAAAAATCTTGCATGCTGTGGTTATAATTTTCAAGAACCATATACAAACGCCAAACTACATTTATCACACTGGTCAAATAATCCCCAGATCCTAATCCACGCTGGACTAGATACAAATGACCATTAACATTTATTAATTTATTTATAGTATTAAATTTTACTGACTCAAACATGTTATTTTCTTCATGCGTCAGAGAATAGGTTTGTTTAACCCGACTATAAAATAATTCCAAAAATTGATTAGTTACGCTAGAATCTTGTGCTTTTGTATCAGTACAATATAAATAGGGCATCTTGGATAAATGCTCCATATAATGGGCTGCTGCACCATTTTGAAGTGCATCCCCTAATGCTGAACAAGATTTTCCAGTAGTAAATCGAAGTGATATAAACTGCTGTAAAAAATCATTTAAC